CCAAACCAGCTTGCTGTGCCATTTTAGAATCCATAGTACCCCAATACTCCAAAACTTCAAAGCGAGAATCGGAGTAAATAGGATCGTTTTGATCCGATTGTAACTGTGCTTCAAAATACTTTTCTTCATAGTTAGGTCCATTTTCTAACAATTCATCAATTGTTCTGCGATTAAAATAGGGTTCATCTTGAAGTTTTCGTAGTTGATCTCTATTTAACTTGTGTCTTTGTATAACATACTCTGCTTCATCCATGCTAGTAGCATTAGGATCTGGATATAAGTTCCAACATGATACATGATCTACACTTGGTTTATCTTTATGAATAGGTGAGTATTCTTTTTCACCCATTTCATTTTTTCTCCATCTAGGTATAGTTTTATCTGTAGTAAATGGTCCTTTAATTATTCCTGTTCCTAACAGACAACACTCAAATAAAGCCTTGCGTAGTTTTTTTACTGCATCAGTATCAAGTAACTGATCGTGTATTATCTTTTCCATGTTAGCAGCCGCTAACGCAGCAGGTTTTATTTGTGGTTGACCCATCTTTGCTGGACCAGCTACAAGATTTTCACTTTCATACTCTTCGCCTAACCCTCTAACAATAGGGTTTTCTTGCATACTAGTTGCTTCCATTGCTCCCGGTAGTAATTCCATACCATCACCGGGAAAACCAAAAGGACTTTCTTGTTGTTGTTCTTCTGGTAATTTTAAATGAGCAAATTCAGGCATACCTTCAGGAGAAGGAGTTGACTCTACTACCAATGGAAATTTTTTATTGGCAAATAGTATATCACTAATTTGTCCGACTGCTGCTAATACTTTAACTTTGGTTATCTTCACAAATACTTTAGATTTTTCAGACTCTCTTAGTTTATCAGCATTAGCATGATCGGTTAATCCTCGATAATTTTTGTATGCTTTCAACCAGCGTTGTTCGTCAGAATATCTGCCGTCTTCCGCAACTTGAAATCTTTCACGAATATGTCCTACAAGACCACTACCTAGACTTTCATCTTCTAGGCGTACATCTATAGTTGTATCGCTATCTTTCTTACCTTTGGATTCTATATCAAGAAATGTCATAGAGACTAGTAGTCCTTTTCGTCAGCCATAGAAAAAAAGTTTGGAGATATAGTTGTTTTGGTTTGTTGTTTTGGTGCATCCATTGTTGAGGCAAAAGATTCAGCAGGAGCAGAAACCCATGATTCTACAGGAGCCTTTGCATCTTTTCCGTCAGGAACTTCGCTCATTCTTCCTTGTTCAGAAGCACTTGTTAAGTCTATCATAGTTTGTGGCATTGTTTTATTTCCTTGTGTTGTAAATTAAAATTAGTTGTTAGTACCGCACCCAAAAGATCACCTCCTTTGTTGTTAATACCCGAACACCATATCTCTTGGTTCGGGAGCACTATCTTTTATCCTATTAGACCATGTATTAAAGTTGGTGTTATTGAGTTGTCTTAACATACACATATATCTCAATGCGTCATAAGCATGGTCTTCAGATCTCGTATCAACGTCTTCACTATTAGTTCTCGATAGCGGTATTGCTGGTAAAGTTCGTATGATATTCGTACAGTTTTCAAATATCTTGAGTTTAGACTCACCACTATCTTCATTAAGTTGTAATCGTTTGTGTAATTCAAGTTTTCCACTTAGTCTATCTGAGTTAGAAGGCAACCATCGTATACCTTTTTCTATCATTGTCTGTGCTACCGATGGAGCACCTGCTATTCTATTCCAACAAGATTTATCTAATACCGAAGCATACATTGGAGGATCGTTAGCTTCTAATTCAAATATAGCATCTGCTAGTGCATCTGCTGTAAGTCTTTTTGCGTAGAGTTCTCTATATATCCAAATATTACCATCATAATCAACAGCACCCCACAATACACAAGAAGGAGAGCTATACCCATAATCAGCAGCACGAAAACGAGGCCAGCCTCTAGGAAGTTCAAAGGGTTTACAAATATGTGTCGCCCTATTAAACTCAGCAAACGCAGCCCCTTCTGCAACATCCCAATCTCCTTCTAGTAATCTACGTCTTTCTACTTCTGGTAAAGACAACAACATCGCTTCATATTCACCAGAAGCCATGAGGTATGGATTATCTGTTAGTCTAGCAGGAATAAACTTTCTATGAAAAAGAGGTTTACCTGCTTTTGGGTGATTTGGTGGAAATACCAACGCATTTCCGCTTTCCATGTCTTTTGCAGCAAAGGGTGTGTTTGGTTTGATTGGATCAATAAACATTTTCTTAATCCACCAACCACCAACACCACCGGGGTTTGCTGATGCTCTCATGTATGTTTCAATCTTAGGATCGGTAGTTCTTAATCTAGATCGTAAGTAATCCCATACATAAGGTGTAGGATAATGTCCTAACTCATCTATTCCTATCCATGTAAACGCTTGACCTTGAAATCTTGTAGCATCTTGATCTTTGTCTACATAGGATAATAAAATGGTAGCTCCGCTTGGAAAGATCCAGAGATTCTTGCTCTCTTTAAAAACGGCTTTTGGAAATGCCTTTGGATATACTTTCTTAGATTGATCTATTAGTTCCGCTAATTCACCAAGAGTTCGCCGTAATAGTAAGGCTCGATGATTGGGATTATCTGCATATCGTAAGGGATCTACCAGAAGTGCATAGCTTTTGCCACCACCAGCTGCACCCCCATATAGCACTTCTTTCTCAGGGGCAGCCAAAAAATCTGTTTGCGGTCCTTCGTTGGGAGAAAAGATTAATTCATGCTGATCTTCAACGATTGCTTCCTGTACAGAAGCCGGGAGAGTAGTCATAAAATCGTTGCTTGCTACTCCACCTTCATTTAGTAATTCTACTGCCTTCTTTCGTGTAGAAACACGTTGTCTAGCTTTTTCTGATGCTTTCTGAGCCTTCTCTTTTTGTGTTTTTGCTGCTCTCTCCGCATCTCGGAGTGATTTTTCTGCTAGACGTTTTTTTCTAACTACACTACTTACGTTGTAGTTGCCTTTTTCTCCGTCTTGTAACTTCGGTCTAGCCATTAAGGAGTTACATCTACCATTGGCTTCTTACTAGGCAGTAAAACGATACCATGTTTGATTTCACCGCTAACATCTATCTGTTGTCGCTTGGTTATACCTATTCTATCTAACACATCTCCTGCTGCTCTATACCGCAGCTCTAAACGATTGGTTGGTATTTCGGCATCTACCTCAACATCCATTGTTTTAATGATGTTATCCGCTGCTTTTACAGCTGCACCACTAAGCATAACCTTTGTACGCTCTGCAATCTCTTCTTTTAACGATGCTAACACATCCTTACGGCTGTGCTGGCTGTATTTCGCTGTTTTCAAGGCTTCAGATATATTACCACCATTAGAAAACAACGCTGTTAGGAAGTTATCTTGCTTTTGAGTAAGATTTTTCTTGACTAAACCTTGAGATTGTGTCATAATATTCATATTTCTTTGGAAAATGATAGAAAAGTATCTCTTTTCCTCACTATGTACAATGTATCCCGACTTTTTGGTTGATGTAATTGGGGGGATATTGAGTGTGAAGATAATACTTCTCTAACCTATACTCCCATTATAGTGATATATTTACCATTTGTCAAGTAAAAAATGCAAAAAACCTAAAAAAAAATAAAAAAAAATTATTTTTACCTATTTGTACGATTTTACTTGACAAAACCGAATTTTACCTGTATAATAATATTAAGTATTGACGAAGGAAATACTATATACCCCCTACTTATATACATCAAGTACCTATTAAATACACCAACCTCCATTCTTTGGGGGTTTTTTTGTGGGTACACCTAAGAACACCAACCTTACAAATCCAAAAAATTAGAAAATTTAGAGCATCTGGTCATATCAATATACTAGTGGGTGGCGTGTCCCTAGCAGCTCCCCCCTAAACTTTTTTTATATATTTATTATTATTCTTACTTTATGACAATTTACTAGTATTTTAGATAGTATTTAAAATAACTCTCCGCCAACTCCCGCAAGTTTTATTGATGTTATAGGCTATATTTTTATTATATGCCATTTAAACGCCCCCTAGTACCCCTTCAGCTAATTTTAGCTATTTTGTAGGGTA